AAGAGGCGTGAACGACATGGCCGCCATGCCGCCGGTGGAGATCGTGCGCGCCAGGCCCTCGTCGTAAATATCTTCCGGCGGCTCCTCATCGAACCAAACGAAGTCAACCGGCGGGCCTTGCCACTTGCGTCGGCCTTGCGCGTAATACTTGAAGCGCAACAGCGACCAGCCGCCCGACTGGTGCTTGATCTTGATGTAATCGAACAGGTTGGCAACCCCCATCGCCATGCCATGCAAGCCCAGGCAGCGCTTCGGAATGGCGCCAGTCCCCTCTTCCCTTGGGACGCCAAGCAGCACGCGCTGCGGGTTGTCGCGCGTAGCCTCTCCGGTTTCCCCGGATGCCCACACCACAACCGGGCGATCCCAGCGCCTGCCCTCCCACCAATCCGGGTATTCGCCGATCAGGTGATAGGCCGCCTCAGAGCCGACACAAAAGCTCTTGCCGTTCTGGTTGCCCGCGCGAAGCAGGCGCTCGCGCATAGTCTGGCCCATGGCGTGGAACTGCTTTTGCTTGGTGTAGGGCCTGTAATCGGCGATCTTCTCGGCATCCAGGCTGTCGTTCACGCTGGCGAGCAGCGCCTGGCGTGCGACCGGCGTCAGCTCATCCATCCAAGCCAGGTCATCAGTGTTTTGCACTCAGCCGCTCCCTCATTTCCTTGAGCTTTTCGCGCGCAAATCCGTCAACTTCGCTCTTTTGTGCGTTGTCTAACTCAAACACGCCGTTGATCTTGCCAACCAACTCCAGCGCCCGAATCCGGCCTGAATGACTTGAAAGTTTCGAGAAGTCGTCTGCCTCTTCTTTGAGTCGGCGACGCACCCATTCAGCCTCTGTCTCGGTCTTTTTTGCAATGGCCATCAAAGCAGCATCCACTGCGGCCCGTACCTTAGCAATGCTTAGCAATTTGGACGCGGTTACCTCTGCGCTCCTTGAGCTATACCCGGCGCGAATGGCGGCCTGCTTGCCGTTGTGGTCAATCACATACTCCCGGACAAACTTCGCTTGCCGGTCATTAATCGACGGGTTATTGGGTTTATTCATTCGACTGGCTCGCTTCTGTTCAATGGGTTTCTTGTCCTAGCTGGCTCGCTTCTTGCGCCTGGGTGTCTCGAATGCTTTAGCTCGCTTAGAAAACATGGGTTACTCAATTTCTGTGACTCGCTTCGCTTGGTTGGATTTCTTTTAACCGTTGACTCGCTTCATGCGCTTGGTTTTCTTCTACGTGTTGGCTCGCTTTGATTCGCTGGGTTTATTCGTGTTTGTGACTCGCTAGTTTCGTGTGGTTTTCTCACCAAGCGTGGCTCGCTTCGAATCATTGGGTTGCTTTTTCATAATGGCTCGCTGCGTGACGGTGGTTTTCTACGTGCAAGTGGCTCGCTTCTGAAGTGTGGTTTTCTACTTTCCAATGGCTCGCTTAGCACTTTTGGGTTTCTATAGTTTGTTGGCTCGCTTCGGATGTCTGGGCTTCTCGCCCTGGTTGGCTCGCTAAATCAACATGGGTTTCTTGGGAATGCTGGCTCGCTCAACGACCTTGGGTTTCTAAGTCGGTCTGGCTCGCTTCGGCTGGTTGGGTTACTCCACTGGCGTGGCTCGCTTTTTGATACTGAGTTTCTTCCTTCGGTTGGCTCGCTTCAATGCAATGGGTTTCTAAGAGTCACTGGCTCGCTTTGATTCGTTGGGTTTATTCGTGTTTGTGACTCGCTACGGGGCAGTGGGTTTATTGATGAATGTGACTCGCTGATTGATTCTGGGTTTCTAAGTATTTGCGGCTCGCTTCTACTGGGTGGTTTTCTTCGGCGAATTGGCTCGCTTCGAATCATTGGGTTGCTTTTTCATGGTGGCTCGCTTGTTTACATTGGGTTTCTTGTGCCGCCTGGCTTATGCTGCGTGCCTGTGCCCCAACTTGGCCTCGTTGTACTCAAGCTCAACTGGTAAGCCTTCCAGCTTGCGCCACGCGACGTACAAATCACACAAAAACCGTTTGACCATGTACCGCAGCGCCATTGCGTGCCGGTGACCTTTCGTCTTCGCGATGTGCGCCGGATGATTTTCGATCCGGTGCTTGTACTCGTAGTACATTTTTGAGTAGGTGTTATCCGGGCCGCAGCGCAAGAATGATGACGCCAGCACGCCGACCAGCTTAGTCTTTAGGAACGGGTTGAAGGTGATGCCTTGCCGGGTTGCAGGTTTCCCGTCCTTGTCCATGTACGCCGTTTCGACAAGATGTTCCTTCTTCTTGCTGCGACCGCGCCCGTCCTGTGCAACATCCAGCCCCGCATAGGCCCATAGGCTCGACGAGTATTTGCATTTTGTAATGTCGATCTCGCTGATGATGACCCCTGACATAGCCGGGCCGCAGCCCTTCACTTTTTCTAGAAATTGCGTGTAAACCGGGTAATCCTCAAGCACGTTTTCCAACATTCTGAAATGTTTTACCTCGTCCACTTCCAGCGCGATGTAGCGATCTACCAGCACCAGCTCGGTGTATTCGCTGATGACTTCATCGCCCTTGAACTTCTTGCGGTTTGGAAATACCTTCACGCCGTCCGTGATCTTTCGATACGACAGTCGCAACATAGCCAGTATTTTTTTACCATCCGCATCGAGCTCATCCTCTGCTTCGCTGGGTGCTTGACCCAGCTTTGCCTTGAAGTTCCCGACAATGCGATTGCCCATCATGATGCGCAATTTCTGAACGTCGTAAGCGCCGCGAACCAAAGTCTTGATGATTAACATAATTTGCTCCTAGTTTTACGTTGAAAAAATTGTTTCCTGTACAACTCATACTGGCCACACCCGGCGCATGTCTAGCTGGGTTGACTTGGGGCCTGAGCCTTTGCGATCGCCGCCGTGGTTGGTCAGTGCTGCCATTCAAAGCTCCCCAGGAGGGTTTCCACCATGTCGGTGCGTGCTGGGGGCGGCAGGTGCTTCCAAAGCGTCTTAGCGGCGTGAGCGGTGCGCAGGAAGGCCACCATGTCGTCGTGGACCTGTTCCATTTCGCCCTGCTCCAGCTTCGCGTAGCTGATGGACTTCGGCACTGGGATCACACCGCCCTTGGGGCCGGGGAACCAATCCACGAAGCCACCACCTACCTTCAGCCAAACCCGGAAGGCGTTGAACGTGTCGAAGCGCTCCTGCGACTCGAAGATCCGCTGCTCCATCGCCATGTGTTTTCTGTGAAACCAGCCAACACGCTCTTTGTGAGTCTTGATCTCTACCATCTCACCCGGCTCCAGACGCATCAAGCCGTTCACGAAACGCCGCCACGCCTTGCGGTTGCCCTCGCCCAGGCCATCCACCAGCCCGAAGAGAACCCGGCGCGCGGCCAGTCGGTCGGCCTCGGGTATTTCGGTGGCGTGCTGCTTGACTAGGGTAATTTCACTCATGGATCGTCACCTTCACCATGCCGCCGATGGTTGAGGCCACGTCAAACGTCATCTTGAAGTGCCTGTCATCAATCCCCATTGCGGATGCCAGGCCATCAAGCCCAGACTTCATCGCGGCCAGCATGTTGTCCTGGTCGCGGTGCCTGCGGTCTGGTGGGTAGAACAGCAGGTTCACATGCAGCTTTTTATCTCTGGGGAAAATAGCAGCCGTAATACCAGCGCTTCGTGCCTCATAAAAGCAGGCTTCGCGGTAGGCTTTTTTGGCCTTGGCAATCTTTGACCAATGCAGACGGGCATTTGGGTTGAGTGCAGACGGTGGCCAAGGCAAGATCACTTCGCAGTGCTTGGTAGTGATGCTCGGTAGGGTCACGCGATCACCTCACATGCTTGAATATCCACGACTCCCGCACGGCCTGCTTGTCCGGCGCTTCTGGCGAATGTTTCTCGCACTTGTGACCAAGCGGCCAGTATTCGTAGTTCGTGCCCAGCTTGCAGGTGTTCAGGCCGTGCTTGGTCATGGGGCCGGATTGCAAGTTTCGGCATGTGGCGCATGTCATTGGCCAAACGTTTCTTCTGCCGTCTGCTCAAACGTCATGGCGGCCATAGTTCTGGTATTGCTATGCTCTAAAAACTGCTGACTTTCCTTGTCGAACCAAAAAGCAAAACTACCCTCCCAAGGGTGGTTACGCTGCTTGGCCAATCGCACAAAGGCATCCGGTTTTTGGTTGATCTGGCCTATCAAATGGCGGCGTTGGATGGCATTCGGCTCACGCTCGGCATCGGCCAGGTCTTTTGCCTTGGGCAGGTTTTTCCAAATAATCATCAGGTTGTCGCAAAGGTCAACGATCTCGCTGGCGCCCTTCACGTCAAACTTTTCTGCCGGTTTGCTTTCGTTTTCGCCTTTTCGCATGTGGCACACGAGGTGAATATGAAGCCCGGTGTCGCGGGCGATGCTGCACAGCGAATCAACGAAATCCTTTTGCGCCGTGTAGTCGTCTGTACCCATGCCGCACTTCATCAGGCTATCGATCACCAGGTGGTCTATTTTTAATTCGTTGCGCACATAGGTGGCCACTGCCAGCGCCCGGCTTGCTGCGAGCTTTCCAACATGGTCATAAATCCACAACTTGCCGTTTGTCCAGCCATGAAAGCCCCGGATAAATCCGATACTGGGCTCACCAATGCCAGCGGCTTGCATGGTCATTTTTTTCATGCTGACCGATGGCTTCATTTCAAGCGATGCGAGGCAAACCTTCTGACCTGCGCTCATCACACGAATCATCACGTCGGATAAAAACGAGGTTTTCCCATGCCCGTTGACTCCCGTCCACAGCGTGACCTCTCCGGCGCGCAGGTCAAACTTGCCGCGCATCTTGTCAAAGCCAATCGGCGCCCAATTGGCGGCGGACGTCTGTCCATAAAAGCTGTCGATGACCTCCTCAACCCAGTCGCCTGCGGGCCTAACTTTTGCCGCATCAATTTGATGTTCTGCAAAGTACGAATCGAAGTCGATTTTGGAATCATTTATGGTCTTCATAGCACGCTCAATCCGTATGTTTTTTCAAGCAACGCACGCCGTAAAGCCGCACCGATTTTTGTGCCGCTGTTGTTGCTGATGCAGAGTTGAAATTCGTGCTTTCCCGGTATCTCAGCAACCTTTGGCAAGTGAAAGCCATCACCCACCTGCACGTCGTGAACCTTGTCCCCGTCCTCGAATCTGACGATCAAAGTCTTTGGCCGCGCGCGGGCGATCAGCAATGCGACATCGAGCAGCCGACCAAGCCCAACGCTGGCATTGGCCCAAATCCACACGTCCAGGTTCACCAACATGCGCCAATCCATGTTCGCCACGGGCGTATCGGCGTTCAGGTGCAGGGTTGTCGCATCCCATGCGCCGCCGGTCATTTCGACCACCACGGGGCCATAGGGCACATTGCCGTATTGGCGCTCTTGCAGCAACTGGCGGGCATTGCCGGCGTACCATTTATTTTTCATACTGCCGCTGCCGTCCAGTCGCCAGCGCTTGCAAACCCCGGCTTGGCCGACCGGCTTGGCGTGTCCTGCGCTTTGGCCAACCATCGAACCATGAACGCCTCGACACCTCGGCGGGTCTTACGCTTGGTCCTGTTCGCCATGGACCAGGCTCGCATTTCGCGCAGCTCCTGCCGAACATCGACCGCCGGGTAAGCGTTCTCCCACTCGCCCAAGGTTTTTATCGGAACGTGGAAGTCCGTCGAGTCCACGAGGTTGACCGAAAATTCCGAAAGAACAATTTTCGGCTTCGAGTCCGTCAGGAGCTCGGAGCTATCTTCTTTATTATTTGGTGTTGGTGTTGGTATTGGTATTGGTATAGCCGTTGCAGGTTCCTCAACAGAAACGGCCTGTGCGCGTTGCAGGTGCGTTACAGGTGCATTGCAGGTTTCATCGTGAAGGCGTTGCAGGTCTTTAATCGAAACATCCCACGCCGGCATCACGCCGTGCTCCCGCAATGCCTCAAACATGACACTGCGGCGTTCCCTGTGGCGTTTCATGCGCTCTTTCTCGTGCGTTTCCTTGGCTTCGTTCAATGCTTTTTTGTCGCGCATCGAGTCAATTTCTTGGTCCGCCCTGGCGTTGATCCAGCCAACTGGTGTGGCCACAAAGAACTCGTCCAAGACAACTCGCACGGCCTCGCGCTGGCTATCGGTGGTGGCCAGCACCAGCCGGCAAACGGCGCGTAAATCGACCGGTAGCGGCTTTTCGGTCGTGTAGTAGGTGTCGAGTAGGCGGCGAAAGGCTGCGTCCTCTTCCCAGCTCAAATGCCGGGTGTCGCTCAGGTAGTCGCCGATGTGGAATGGGTAGTAGTTGATGGCAGTCTCCTAAGCCCGCTCGAACTGCTGGGAAGCCAAGTTCAGCAACCAGGCAAGCTGCCCCCTGAAGTTCTCGCCCTTCAGGTGGTGGTAGGCGGCGATGGATGTTTTTTTAACGGACAGCATTCAAAGCTCTTTCGTTAATTGCCCGGTAA